CAATGTTAGTTTATCTTGAAAGTATCTTAAAAGTAATACAGAATAGAACATTTATGATAAAAAATGCGATTGACTACCAAAAGTTTATGAGTGGATTAGGATAAATAAAAGAAAAGTATTAATATAGATGAAAACCTTTAGGCAATTTAATCAAATATTAGTTGAAGGAAGGTATGGTAGTGAGCATGGCCATAGAACAGTATGGAATGAATTTAGACATAATAAAACAATAAGAACTGCACTTGGACAAGCAATTGATATATTGAACAATAAAAATTCTTCTGATGACGATAAAGAAGAAGCAGAAAGAATGATGACGAGTGCTGCTGATCATATGAGATCAAGAATTGAAAGAGCAAAAGAAGATCCAGAAGATCCCTTAAATTTCAATCATGCAAAGTCTAAAAACTTTACTGGTGGTAAGACTGGTGATGATGCAGAATCATATTATAAGGAATTAGAAAATAATATAGATGCTGTTGCATATTCTGCAAGAGAAAAAAAAATGAGAGCAGCAGTGAAAGATGGATGGAAGATGGTAACTGCTGGAAAGGAACAAGGTAAATTATCAAAAACTGCTTTAAGAGGTGGTGCAGAACCATATCAACAAACTAAAAAACAACCAGGTGAAACTCCAAAACAATATAAAGATCGTTTAGATAGAGAGGAAAAGGAAACATATAAAGGAGTAACTTCAAAAACATCAAAATCTGATAATGTATTGATAGATCCTACAAGTAAAAATCCAGATGCAGCAATTACACATGATTATAAGAAAATAGGAGTTAGTCATAAACAAGGTGCTAATACACAAGTTGCAGGTGGTGAACCAGGAGAAGTTCGTGGAGTAGGTGCAGTAGTTGCTAAACAGTCTTCAATGAAGAAGAAAAAGGGACCAGAAAGAGATGCTGAAAAAGAACGTGTGTTTAGTAAGTTTAGAGATGTTGCTAATACTACAGATTATAGAGGGGATGATGAATCTGAAATAGAAAGAAGAAGAGAATCTGGACAACAGAAATGGAATAGAATGAGAGATGAAGATCCAAAAACTCTTAAAAAATATACTCAAGCACAATCTTCTAGACGAGGTGTATTTAATAAGACTAAAGGTGGAGATATGAGAGATCCAACCGCAGGGATTACGACAAAAGTTCCTGCAACAGGTAAACCTGAACAAGGATCATCTAATAAACCAGTTTCGCAGCAGGGTGGTATAACACCACAAGTAACCAAATCTAAAGGTGGTACTGGAAGTGGTAGACCAATGGCTAATAGACAATTAGGTGGAACCACAAATGAACCTGCTAAACATGAACAACAATTTACAAGACCAATTTCGCCGGTTCAACAGAGATTGATAAGAAATAGTGTCCTGGACAATAACCGATAAATATACCCAGATGAATGGATCCTATTGATTAATACACATAATGCTGATGTGGTTATAGGGAAACTGAATGAGGTTAATCTTCAAATAAAAGCGGAACCTCATATCTTTATGGAACTCTCCGACCATTTTACGTTCGACGTGGAGGGAGCAAAATTTATGCCTCAATACCGTAACAAGTATTGGGATGGAAAGATCCGTCTATTCTCAACATCTAATGGACAGATATATGTAGGACTGCTTGATAAGATTGTAAGTTTTTGCAATAGACAAGGATATAGTTATCACTTTGAAGATAACAAATTCTTTGGACAACCTTTTGAAGTTAATGATTTAATTTCTTATGAAGGTGTTAAAGGTTATATGACTGCTATCTCTAAACATAAACCTAGAGATTATCAAATTGAGGGAGTATGCGATGCGCTAAAGCATAACAGAAGATTATTGATATCTCCAACTGCATCCGGCAAATCTCTGATGATTTACGCTCTTGTAAGATATTATGTAAGCAAAGGGGAAAGAATTCTTTTAGTTGTTCCAACGACATCGCTTGTAGAGCAGATGTATAAGGATTTTCAAGAATATGGTTGGGACGCTGATTCATATTGCCACCGCATTTATTCAGGAAGAGAAAAGGAAACTGATCAACCGGTTGTCATAACAACTTGGCAATCTATCTATAAGTTAGAAAGGAAGTGGTTTGAGAAGTTTGGTGTTGTAATTGGTGATGAGGCCCATCAATTTAAATCCAAATCTCTCATCCAGATTATGACCAAGTTACATACAGCTAAACATAGGTTTGGATTCACTGGTACATTAGATGGTACACAAACTCATAAATGGGTACTTGAAGGATTGTTTGGACCATCATATAAAATTGTAAGAACTAAAGAACTACAAGAAAAAGGTTATCTTTCTAAATTAGATATTACATGTTTAATACTTAAGCATCCTCCACAAAAGTTTGATGTGTATGAAGATGAGATTCAATACTTAATCTCTCATGAACAAAGGAATAATTTTATTTCTAAATTGACTCTTGACCTGAAAGGAAATACACTTGTGCTATTCAGTAGAGTAGAAACACATGGTGCAATACTTTTTGAAAAGATAAATAGTAGTAAGCGAGCTGACCGAAAGGCATTCTTTATTCATGGCGGTGTAGATGCTGAAGAAAGAGAAAAGGTAAGAGAAATTACTGAAACAGAGAATAATGCAGTAATTGTCGCTTCCTATGGGACATTCTCTACAGGCATCAACATTAAAAATTTACATAATGTGATATTTGCATCACCGAGTAAGTCAAGAATAAGAAACCTTCAATCTATAGGGAGAGTACTGAGAAAAGGAAAGAATAAGATAAAAGCTATGCTTTTTGATATTGCCGATGATTGTACTCATAACTCTAGAAAAAACTATACATTAAACCACTTTATTGAAAGAATTAAAATTTATAATTCAGAGAATTTTAATTATGATATAATCACTATACAAATTAAGAAAGATGGGCATAGAGGAAGATTTTTATTGCACAATTAAATTTAAAAATGGTGAAGAGATATTTGCCAAAGTAGCCGCAAGTGAGGAGGAAAATAGAACTGTTTTATTAGTTACTAATCCAATTATGGTTTTTGAGGTTAAAAAAAGAGATGGTAATGTTGCAGGATATAAAGTAGAACCTTGGTTAAAGACTAGTAATGAAGATCTCTTTGTTTTAAATATGGATGATGTATTAACAATGAGTGAATCATCAGACATTACAATGATCACTATGTACCAATCCTATGTAAGGAATCAAGATACATCTACCTATACTTCCTCTACATCAAATAATAAATCTAAACTTAATAGACAAATGGGATATATTTCTTCTGTATCAGATGCCAAAGATATCTTAGAGAAGATCTTTAAGAAGAGCTAAAGCTAAACCCTTTTCTTCAATCTCCACAGAGTCATTCTACTTGTTTTTTGAAACTTGTCAAGTTCTTTTAGAAATGTTATAATATCTATATAATTGGTTAGATATACTTATGGCAATTGTACCTGGTATGACTAAAAGAAAAAGATCTGAACATTATGTTAATAATAAAGAGTTTTTAGCAGCTATTATTGTTCATAGAGATAAAGTAGCATTAGCTAAAGCAAGAGATGAACCTAAACCTAGAATCTCTAATTACCTTGGATCGTGTTTTTTAAAGATAGCAACTCATTTATCTTTTAAACCTAATTTTGTTAATTACATGTTTAAAGAGGATATGATCTCTGATGGCATTGAGAATTGTGTTCAGTACATACACAACTTTGATCCAGAGAAATCCCAAAACCCCTTTGCTTATTTTACTCAAATTATTCACTATGCTTTCTTGAGACGCATTCAGAAAGAAAAGAAGCAACTTGAGATCAAAAATAAAATCCTTGAGAGATCAGGATATTCAGAGGTGTTTGACGACAACAATACACTTGACGGAAGCAATTATTCGGAGTACAATCAAATCAAGGATAATGTGCATAGTAAACTTCGTAATCAGTGAAAATTGCTATTATTACGGATCAGCACTTTGGATGTAGAAAGAATTCAAAACTCTTTCATGACTACTTTCTAAAGTTCTATAATGATATTTTCTTTCCTACATTAGAGAAGGAAGGCATTACTACGGTTATTGATATGGGTGATACCTTCGATAGTCGTAAAGGTATTGACTTTTCTGCTTTAACTTGGGCTAAGAATAATTATTATGATCGTCTAAAAGATATGGGATGTAAGGTTCATACTATTGTAGGGAACCATACCGCATATTATAAAAATACAAATGATGTAAATGCTGTAGATCTACTACTTCGTGAGTATGATAATGTAACCGTTTATTCAGAAACAGTTTCTGTAGAAATAGGTGGATTAAATATTCTTCTTGTTCCTTGGATTAATAGTGATAATGAGAAGAAGACTTTATCAATGATTGAAAAGTCAAAGTCTTCTGTATGTATGGGTCACCTTGAACTTAAAGGATTCAGAATCCATAGAGGTTACGTTATGGAGACTGGTACTGAGGTTAATATTTTTGATAAATTTGAAAAAGTTTATTCGGGACATTATCATACAAGGTCGGATAATGATAAAGTATATTATCTAGGAAATCCTTATGAGATGTTCTGGAATGATTGTAATGATATAAGAGGATTTCATTTATTTGATACAGAGACTTTAGAACATACTCCAGTCAATAATCCTTATACTATGTTTAAGATTGTTGATTATGAGGATACACCATATCAGACATTTGATGCTAGAGATTGTGAGAATAAGATTGTAAAGGTTGTTGTAAAGAAAAAAACAGATCAGGTTCTGTTTGAAAAATTTATTGATAAACTTTATTCGTCTAATATTGCAGAATTAAAAATTGTTGAGAATTTCCAAATTCAAGGTAATGAGGAATTTGAAGCATTTGAATCTGAGGACACTCTTTCTATCCTTAATAGATATATTGAGGAGGCTGAAGTAGAACTTGATAAGTCAGTTGTTCAGAAAATGATACAAGAGGTTTATCAGGAAGCGTGTGAAATGATCTAGTATGTTTATATTAACTGTAGAAGGTAAGGAAAATGAAGGAGCATATTCGGTAAAGAATGATGACGGAGAGCATATACTTTATATTTTTGAAGAAGAAGACGATGCGGTAAGATATGCTATGATGTTGGAAGATGATGGTGGATTTCCAGAAATGCATATCATTGAGATTGATGGAGAGTTGATGTTAAAGACCTGTGAACTCCATGGATACCAATATTCAGTAATAACCAAAAATGACATTGTAATACCACCAGAACATCATGATATTGTTTCATAAAATTAAATGGAAGAATTTCTTATCAACCGGGAACCATTTTACAGAAATTGATTTTGAAAAAACTTCAACCACATTAATTGTTGGGTCAAATGGGGCGGGCAAAAGCACCGTATTGGATGCACTTACTTTTAGCTTGTTTGGAAAACCATTTCGTAAGATTAATAAACCACAATTAATCAATACTACTAATGAGAAAGATTGTAAGGTAGAAGTAGAGTTTTCTGTTGGTCAGATTGATTGGAAAGTTATTCGTGGTATAAAACCAAATACTTTTGAGGTTTATAGAAATGGAACATTGCTTGATCAATCAGCATCTGCCAATGATCAACAGAAATGGTTAGAGCAAAATGTTATTAAGATGAACTACAAATCTTTTACTCAGATTGTAATTCTTGGTAGCAGTACATTTGTTCCTTTTATGCAACTTACTGCATCTAATAGAAGAGAAGTTATTGAAGATTTGTTAGATATTAAAATCTTCTCTACAATGAATAACTTGATTAAGGATAAGATTCGTTTGGTTAAAGAAGATATTAAAACTTTAGAACTTAAGAAAGAATCTCTTAATGATAAGGCTGTAATGCAAGAGCATTTTATTGAAGAACTTGAAAGTCGTGGTAATGCAAATATAGATTCAAATATGAAAAAGATTGATAATCTTTTGGATGAGGAAAATGAGTATATTTTGAATAATGAGAGTTTGAACTATAAGATGGAAACTCTTCAAGAGCATGTGAGTGATGTTACAGGTGCTACAGATAAACTTCGTAAACTTGGGAACTTAAAAGGTAAGATTTCTAATAAGGTATCGACTATTACTAAAGAGCATAAGTTCTTTACTGATAATGTAACATGTCCGACATGTACTCAACCAATTGAGGAAGAGTTTAGAATAAATAAGATTGACGACGCTCAAAATAAAGCAAAGGAGTTGCAGTCTGGTTATAAAGAACTAGAGGTGGCAATTAAAGAGGAAGAAGAACGAGAGCGTCATTTTACAACTTTATCTAAGGAGATTACTACACTAACGCATGGCATTTCTAAAAACAATACTAAGATCACTGGGTGTCAACGACAAATCAGAGATTTGGAATCGGAAATTCAAACTATTACCGATCAACTTGCAAACAGAAATACTGAGCATGACAAGTTAGCAAATTTCAAAGACAACTTAAAAACTACATACGACGAATTAGTAACAAAGAAGGACACTATTAACTATCACGTTTTTGCGTATAGTTTGCTCAAAGACGGTGGAGTTAAATCAAAAATCATCAAGAAGTATCTACCGCTGATAAATCAGCAAGTAAACCGTTATCTACAGATGATGGACTTCTACATAAATTTTACTCTTGATGAGGAGTTTAACGAAACCGTCCAATCCCCAATCCATGAAGATTTCTCTTATGCTTCTTTCAGCGAGGGAGAGAAGATGAGGATAGATTTGGCACTTTTGTTTACTTGGAGAGAAGTAGCAAGGTTTAAGAACTCTGTTAATACTAATCTACTAATTATGGATGAAGTATTTGATAGTTCACTTGACGGTTTTGGAACGGAAGAATTTCTTAAGATCATTCGTTTTGTAATCAAAGATGCTAATATATTTGTGATCTCTCATAAGACTGGTATGGAGGACAAATTTGAAAGTGTCATAAGGTTTGATAAGGTTAAAGGTTTTTCTGGTATGATAAATTCAAAGGAGTAGCATTAATGGAAAATGAGCACCAAATTCGCAGACCAGTTGATTATGGAAAGGAGTTTCACAAGTCTGGAATGACTTTGATAACTGATCCTAGAAGTGATCGTTACCTCAGTAAGATAGAAGACAATGTACGTTCCCAATCGCTTTCATCACTCCAAAAAGGAGCAGAAGAGAAAACTTAAACCACAAGCACTACGCCAAGCAAAGAAACGCTTGGGTCAGTTCAAGAAGCGGTACATGACCTCGCCCAAAAGGCGGGGTTTTGCTGTATTATAGGTTCATACGAAACAAAAGCATGGCTGTCCAACTAGAAATCAAGTCTCAACTAGCAAAACTGCTTGCTACTGAGGACTTGGTAGTAGAGCACAAACAGGTATCCAGTGCTCAGTTTAATGTCCATACGCGAGTCCTTACACTTCCTCTATGGGAGAAGGCAAGCAATACTGTATATGATCTTCTGGTAGGTCATGAGGTAGGACATGCACTATTCACACCAGATGAGGATTTTGGTAATGTCCCACATCAGTTTGTGAATGTTGTAGAGGATGCGCGGATTGAGAAGTTGATGAAGCGTAAATATATGGGACTTGCTAAAACATTCTATAAAGGATATGAGGAACTGAGTGATGAGGACTTCTTTGAGCTTGAGGACCAAGATATTTCTACTTTTAATCTTGCTGATCGCGCCAACCTCTATTTTAAAATTGGCAATTATATTTCTATTGATTTTTGCGTAAAGGAGCAAGAGATTATTGATATGATTGGAAGGTGTGAAACCTTTGATGATGCGAAGAAGGCAGCATTTGTTCTATATGAATACTGCAAGCAAAAGAAAAAGGAAGAAGAGAAAGATCAAGAAGTTAAATCTAATCAAGAAGGAAATAGTGTTCCTCAAGATGCGAATAGAGAAGAAGGAGAAGAAGGAGATACTTTGGATGAAACGGAAGATGGTGAAGATAAGAAAAGTAATGAAGGTGCTTCTGATGATAAAAAAGATGAACTAGATGTTAATACTGCTAATTCATTAAGTAATAATCTTGAGAACCTTACGAATAATAATGGTGATGAGAATGTTTATGTAGAATTTCCTGATGTTGATTTAAAAAGTATTATTGCTTCTAATGAAGATTTTCATAAAGAATGCGAAGATAGTTTTAAGGAACAACAGGAGAATGCTGATATTTCTAGAGCAAGGTATTTTGAAAATACTAAGGATCTCTTTAAAAAACCTGATGCAAGTTTTAATGAATTCAAGAAAAATGCACAAAAAGAGGTTAATTATCTTGTTAAAGAATTTGAATGTAGGAAGGCAGCTGACAATTATGCTCGTTCTAGTATTAATCGCACTGGGGTTCTCTCTACAAAGAAACTTCATACTTATAAATTCAATGAAGATCTTTTCAAGAAGATAACTACTGTTTCTGATGGTAAGAATCATGGTCTAGTTTTTATTCTAGATTGGTCTGGTTCTATGGCAAATGTTCTTGAAGATACAATGAAGCAACTGTATAACTTAGTTTGGTTTTGTAGAAAGGTATCTATTCCTTTTGAAGTGTATGCTTTTTCAAATACTTGGAACAGTTATAAGAATCGTAATGAAGTTCCAATAGAACATGCTAAGAGAGAAGCAGGAAAATTTCATATAGATCGTGAGTTTGCTTTAATGAATATCCTTACTCATAGGACGAATAGTAAAACAATTGATCGTCAGATGAAGATTATTTGGAGACTTTCTAATTATTATAAAAACTATCCTCTGTATAATGTACCTAGCCGTGCTCAACTTTCTGGGACACCTTTGAATGAATCATTGGTAGCATTGTATAAGATTCTTCCAAAATTCCAAAAAGATAATAACCTTCAAAAGGTTCAGTGTGTTATTCTTACTGATGGAGAAGCAAATCAACTTCCTTACTATGTTGACATTCCAACTAATGATGGTAATTTTCGTGTAGGATGCCGCTCTGTCAGACCAGATAAAACTTTCATTAGGAATCGTAAGACTGGAAGAACTTATACGTTTGGATATCAATGGAATAACTTTACAGATGCCTGTTTAAGAAATATTCGTGATACTTATCCATCTGTGAATTTTATTGGTATTAGAGTTCTTGCTAATCGTGATGCTATTGCGTTTATGAAGTTATACTATACTCCTTATAAAAGTGATCATTGGATTATTCTTGAAAAACTTCAATGTGACTGGAAAAAGAATAAGAGTTTTGTGATTAATGACTCTGGTTATCATGCTTACATCGCACTTTCTGGAACTTCTCTTTCAAATGATGATTCCTTTGAAGTAAAAGAAGATGCTACCAAAAGTCAAATTAAAAATGCTTTTATAAAATCACTCAAGACTAAAAAACTAAATAAAAAGGTATTGAGTGAGTTTATTTCTCTAATCGCATGAAGACATTCCAGGAATTTGTGTTAGAATGCTCTCAGATAGATGAGAGTAGTCTTAACCGTATTAAAAGTAAATCGGATGAGGGAGGAATGGCTATCCTTTCCCGTAGTAGGGGTGACAAATCCGATAAGGAGAATAAGCAACGCCATGGAGAACTCAAAAGAAGAGTTCGTGGTGCTGGTCTTCCTGGAGGTACTAGTGTTTCTGGAAGATATACTGAGAATCCTGGTACTAAGGATGAAAAGAAAGTTGGTGAAAGATCACTGGTAGTTACTCCTGGAAAATCTGGTAAGAAGGAGTTCAAGAAGAAGGTTGAAAAACTTGGTACTGAACAAGGTATGAAGCAGAAGAAAAACTTTAAAGGTTCTTCTTCAGACAATCAAGACTCTGTTCTAATTCAGAGGAAGAAAGGAGGAGATGCAAGTTTAAAAGGAACTTCTAAAACTTCTTGGCCTGGTAAAGGCAAAAATGTAAAAACTGGTAAGATGAAACCAGGTAGAACTGGTGAATTTGATACTAAAGTCAAAAAGAAAACTTTTACTTATGAACAAACTATTTGATGACTCCAATTGGCGCGAAGAATA